CCCCCTGTGCAACTAACTGATCAATGCGTTCCTGAACGGAGACCCTGGCTTTGTTGCCACCTGGTCTACTTGCTATAGCCTGTGTCATGGAAATCCGACCCCGCCAGTTGAGCCTCCCTGTTGAGACCGGTTGCGGAGATTCTCCAGTATCTGGTTTAAACTGTTCACAGCTGCCTGTGACCCACTCACGTCTTGCGTCTGCGGGGTCGGCTTCCTTTGCGCACGCTGCATCATCATTTGCGTTAGCGGATCAAGGCCACGAAGCACATTGGCAGCTACCGACTGGCCCTGCGCCGGGGCTCTTCGGGGGCTCTGCCTGTTAGACAATGACCCAACAACCGCGTTTAAAGCATCTTGCTCGCGCTGCCGCCTGGCGACCTGTCCTTGGGCTCGGTAGTCGAGCACGTTTGCGCCGAGGCTCTGCGCCCCCTGTGCAATCATTGCCCATGTAAGCGGGTCCATAATTTAGCTCCCTATTGTCCTTCTCTTGGGGTCGTGGGCGGCTTTCTCCGATGGCCGCGTCCGTAGGCCGTCCGCTGCTCCGGATCCAGTCCGATCAAATCCAAAAGCTGGTCATACTGTACGTCCGGGATTCCTGTCAGGCCCAGCAACATCGCTGCAAGGTTTTTCTGCTTCGGATCGCCCGTTTTCAGGTCCAGATCCGGGTCCAGCGCTGCAGTGATGGCGGCGATGATGTCCAGGTCTGTCTGCTGTCGGCTCAAGTCCAGCTCGTCCAGGCCCAGCTCGCGCTGTGAGGCCGTGCCGAACAAGTCCGTGCCGCCCGTCAGGCCGCTGATCCGATCTGTGCGATAACGCTCGGCAGCATCACCCAGCACGCTCGCCTCAGCCCGCCTCTGACCGGCTCGCAGCTCGTTTATAATGTCGATTCGGTTGCCAGAGTCCATCAAGCCCAATCGGTTCAGGTCTTCCCTTGCCTGCTCCCGATCTTCTTCGTTGCGCTTCTCCAGGTCCATCAGCAGTGATGCCGTGAGAGGATCAGCTCGTAGCTCTTCTGCTGTAGTGGGGCCAGTTGTCAACGTCGTTATGACTGACTGTAAGTCTGCCAGCAGCTTGTCCATCCCCTCCAGTTCAGCCGGGTCGCCTGTGTCGCCTGGCTCGCCTGTGTCGCCTGGGCCAGCTGGTTTCCCAGCGGGTGGGTAAACGCCCCCGGCACCCGGTATCAGCTCCTCCAGCGTGCTTGCCAGCTGCTCCTCCGTTGGCAAAAGATCGCTCGCCAAGAACGCATCGGGCCGCAAGCCTGCCAACGTGCTTGTCAGCAGCTCCCTCGTTGGCAGGAGGTCGCTCGGCAAAAACGGGGCGGGGCGCAGTTCGGGCACCGTCCGGGCCAAGTCTTCTTCCGACGGCAGGATATCGCGACTCAAGATGCGCTCGCCAGCCAGTTGATCCAGCAAGTTGTCACGTCCGATCTGTGGCAGAACGTCACTCGGCGTAAGTCCTTCGCCAGGTAATGCCCTAAATAGATCTTCACGTCCGATCTGTGGCAGAATATCGCCTACGCCCAGCCTCTGTTCGGGCAACGTTCCGAGCAGGTCTTCACGTCCGATCTGTGGCAAAACGTCACCAACGCCCAGCCTTTGCTCAGGCAACGTTCCGAGCAGGTCCGCACGTCCAATTTCCGGCAGAATATCGCCTACACCCAGTGCCTGGCTTGGCAGCGCTCTAAATAAATCTTCGCGGCCGATTTGCGGTAGAATATCCCCTACACCCAGTGCCTGACTTGGCAGCGCTCTGACTAAATCTTCGCGGCCGATTTGCGGTAGAATATCCCCTACACCCAGTCTCTGGCTTGGCAGCGCTCTAAATAAATCTTCGCGGCCGATCTGTGGCAGGATATCAGCTACGCCCAGTCTTTGCCCCGGAAGTGCCCCCAATAAATCTTGACGCCCAATTTGCGGCAGGACATCGCCTACACCCAGCGCCTGTTCGGGCAGTGCCCCAAGCAGATCTGGACGTAAAATTTGCGGCAGGATATCGCTTGCGCCCAGTGTCTGTTCGGGCAGTGCCCCAAGTAGATCTGAACGTAAAATTTGCGGCAAAATGTCGCCTGCGCCCAGTCTCTGGCCTGGCAGTGTTCTGAATAAATCTTCACGTCCAATCTGCGGCAGGATGTCACTACCCAGGATGCGCTGGCCTGGCAGTGCCTCAAGCAGGTCCGCACGTCCGATCTGTGGCAGAAAATCTCCTACCGTGAATGCCCCCGGCTGCCTCTTTCCCATCTCCGTCGCCAGAACCTCCCTGGTCGGCAGAAAATCATCTATTGCGAATGCACTCGGCTGCCTTTTTCCCATCTCCGTCGCCAAAACCTCCTCGCTCGGCAGGATGGCTTCGGGCGTAATGTCGGGTACCGTAATCTTGCCCAGCTCAGCGCTTAGTTGCCCGGTAAGGCCAATAGCTTCAGGGATGACGCCTGCTTGCCCGCTGAACGAACCCTCCGTCAAACCCTTGGCAGACCGCAATGCGCCGCTAAGCGTCCTGTCGAGAGTGTCTGCTGCGGTTTGTGCAGTCCCTATCTGGTCGGGAAACGCCCCAATGGTCTTGCCGGTCTCGGTCACCCCTGCTGCAAACGGATTCCACTGTGACGGCGTTTGAAAATTGCTAAAGCCCGAAATGTCATTGGCGGCCGCAGACGCACTGTCAACGAATTGCCGCAGCTCGGGCGCGATATTCGCTTCAAACGTGACCCTTTGTGTAATGTCTTGAAACGGCACCTCTTGGCGAGTCCCTTGTCGAGGGATTGGATCTCCCAGCTTGAAATAGGGGTTTTGGGACTCGGTGCCGCGTCGATTTCCTTGGTTCAAGAACGAGCCTGTTGACATTACTCCACTCCTGCTTTCCGCTTGCGCTTGATACCCAAATCCTTGTAGACCTGAACGATCCTTCGTATCCGAAACCATTCAGCTGAAACGTTCTGCGATACCGTGATGGATGAATGGGGATCATAGCCACTCAATTCAGAATCACGAGACAGGACGCGCACGCTTCCCAGCTTGCCCGTGTCCAGCTCATCCGTGTTCAGATTAAAGCCCGCACCCTGCTGTGTGACGGTCTGAGTCTGGCCGACGATCCCGGATGACACTTGCTGTAGCTTTATGTCAAACGCGCCAATCGAGTCGAAGTAGTTGCGTGCAAACAGCCATCTGAGCCGGGATTCTTCACCCTCTGGTGCCTTGGCGCTGGTCGTGAACGAAGCATGAATAGCAGCCGTCGAGGAGTCATTCACATCCGTGTAAACTTCCGGGTCGTGATCCACAAGCTCGCCAATAAAATCTCCTGCGTGTGGCTTGTTGCTAATCATCGCCGCACAGGCTCGCTCGTAATACGTGGTGTTGGCCTGGCCACGGAATGGCCCATGCCAGCGCTCCTTTTCCACGTTGTAGACCATGATGTCATTCATATTGGTCTGTGAACTGCCAAACGGCAGCCATATCCATATTTCGTTCTTAAGCCGGTAATAGATGGCAAAGCTGTTTTTCAGGGCAGCGGGGTTGAGCTGGCCCCAATATCCTTCGTCCAGGTCAATGGATGCCTTGGTCACGTTCTCTACGCCATCCCACTCGTACACCCCTTCCAGCATTACAAAGAATTGCCGGTTGCCAGGAACCGTCACAACGCTGCGGCCCGATAGCGCAGCCTGCTGGGTCTGCTGTTGCAGCTGGTACGGGATCGTGGCGTTGCCCGTAGGCGTCAGCGTGTGGATGCCGTCTGCTGTGTGAATGGCCAGCGAGTCTGCCACCGGCACAAGCCCGGTGATGTCACTGCCCAGGTTGTAGAAAGACGTGGCACCCCAGGTCTCGATGTCGCCCAGGTCAGACCGCCATAGTCGGTCTGTGTTGGCATTTGTGTTGCCCATCCACAGCCGGTTGTCCCAAAAGGCCACGTGCTGGGCTGTCGTGAACCGGCTGTCCACGTCGAGCAAGGCGAGTCCTGCCCCCGTGCCCGTCCATTTTAGCGGGGCATTTGTGCCGTTGGTGATAACCAGCGTGCCGTTGGCCCCGACCCATGTAAACGGCTTATCGGCAGTGATTGTCTGACTATTGGTGCGGTCATTCCATGCTGACCCGGAGTACTCCCAGAACACTGCGCCGGCGGCCTTAAACACTGGCTGCGACGTAGAAGACTCGCGGTATTCCCCCGCAAGCATGACGTTGGGATCGCCGGAAATGGCGTGTTGGCTCCCAGCATAGTTAGCGGACCCGGTGCGCTTCTCACATTCCCCCGCCTGCCCGATCCGTACGTTGATCGTATCGGTGCACTGGTCTTCTTCCAGGTTTTCTGGCGGGAGGTTGTAGACTGCACCGGCAGTCCATGGGCCATGAACAATGGCATCGCCGTCAATAGCCATTAGGCACTTAGCGATCCTTCCTGCACGAAAAACCCGAAGGCACTACCGCCGCCAAACTTATGGCTGCGGGCGCGATGGCGATTGCCCCACATGCGTGAGTTTACACGCAGTGCACGGTCTACCTGTCGGTCTGCTTCTTGTCGGTTGATTTGTGCGCCATCGTCATCCCCCTTTTCCTGCTGGTACAGCGCCGCAGCCGTGTAAACAAGTGCGGGTTGCAGCGGCTGCGGAATCCATCCGTCGAGTGCGGTGGAGTCATCGTCGGATGTCCAATCGGGGATATAGGCGTAGTACCGGTAGCGGAAAGTTTCATTGGAGGTATCGTGCAGCGGGAACACAGCCACCAGCTGGTACCCCGTGTTGGAGTCAGCGCCCTCCGGGATGATCCAGCGGGCATCTCCCGTCTCGTTTTGATCGGGGTCGGCTTCATCCATTTCGTCCCAGCTGGCAATGGCCAGGACTCGGTTGTTCGTTTCGTCGCGCCAGCTGTAGGGAGACAATACATCACTGGCCAGTTGATACTGGCGCGTGACGACATCAGAAACAACGGTGGACGAGACGCCACCAACGGAAAGGGTGCCACTAAAATCCGTCGTTTTTGACGTGGTGTAGTGGATGATGGTTGGCGCGTTGGTCACATCGTAGGACGCGGCAATGGTGCCAGAATTGGTACCATCCGTAATGGTATTTCCAACGGCAAACGAGCCCCCGGAAATGTTTTTCACCGTTACGGTATGCGTCGTGGTGAGCGTGCCCTGTTTATATAACCACCACCAGTCCGCCAGTGCACCCAGCTCTTTGGCCCCCATATTGAGGTAGAGCCGCATCTGGTCCTTGAACGTAGTGCTGGTTTCGTCCAAGCCCACCCGCTTTAACGCCATGGTGTAGGCTTCAGTTAGTGTCACCTCATGCGCTCAGTCTCCCACTCTCCCCCGGTTAAATCAGATTTGCCCACGCGCCATTCTCGTAGGCTTGCAGCTTATTGGTCGACGCGTTGTAGATAACCATGCCATTGCTGGCTGTTAGGGCATCTCGTTCAGTCGTCGTCAAATTTGCGAGAGTGACGTACGACCCCAACACGATGGTCTCAACCTGGATCGTGCCCAACGTGGCAGCATCCCCAGAAAAGGATGCCGCCTGTATCTGTTTGAACTTCTCGGCCATCTACATCTGCGCGATGTCGGCGTACTCTTCGGCTTGGCTGGACGGGTTGCTGTTTCTCTGGTTCCACTGCGCCAGCCATTCGGCCACAGCTTCCGATCCTTCTTCAGTTTTGGCCTGTGATGCCTTCGGCTGAAACCCTTCCGGCTGCACGATCTCGCCCACTGAATACGCAATGCGCTTGGCGTCCTGGTTGGACTGGGTAGGCGGTGACTTCTTAATGGCCCCGCCCACACCCAATGCTTCTCGCATCGCCTTCTGTGCCTCGGGGCCAGCTTTCTGAATCATGCCCACCAGCTCGTCAACCGCCGTGGACCCCTCCTGGTTCTCTGTGGGTGCTTTCTTCTCGGCCATAATATCTCCGTTGTGTTGTTTGATGAAGGCGGACACAAAAAATGTGTCCGCCTTCGTTATTTGCTACGGCGTTAGGCCCTGTAGGACAACGCCCACATGAGCATCGTCATCCGATGCATACGTAGTGTAACCCACCAAAGGCTCAGTTTCAGCATCCTTCAACTGAACATGGCCAGCGTCACTGTCGGACAGCGTAGTATTTACTCCAATAGCAAGAGCGCCATCACATGAAATCAAGGCGATTCCAGCAGTCTGGAACCATCCATAGTAATTGGCGGTAAATGCAATAGGAGAAACCCCAGCAATAATATAATCCGCTGTGCCAACAGCAGCTCTCAGGTTATACCACAGTCCACCGGTAATTGCGATGTCAGACGCAATAGTCAAGGTGACTTTGATTGGATCATACAGCTCAATGTCTACCTTGCCAGAGGTCGTAAAATCCGTCGCACTGTTGCTTTTGATTCGATACTGAATCCCCTCGCCAGTGCCATCTCCTCCATCATTGGCGATTTGCAGATATGCCCCGGCATACTGGTCCTTCGTTATGCTTGCGAGGGTAATCTGGAGCTTCGTCGAACCAGCCGCAGGAGAGAATCCGTTAGCGGCAGCGATTACGATATTATCTGTTTCGACCAGACAGGTAGCCGAAACATCCTGGGAAACCAATTCAGAAGCGTTGATAGCCGCAGCGGTATACCCGTAACGGAAGACCCTGCCATCTGCAAACTCCAACTTATCGCCAATGGCAGCCTTGGGAGTAGAAGACTCGTCGTAAATCCCTTGGCCGGTGCTTGCCCCGTCTCCGTCGCCGCCAATGCGATTGGTGATATTGTTGCGATTTAAGTAACTCATTTCTTACATCCTCTCCCCTGTGAGCAGGGTATGAACCCCCATTGGCTTGGGGGCAAGGTTATTGAGCCGCCGTCAGACAGGATTCCCTGGCGACGGCGGCTATTGCGTCTTATGCGCAGTCAAAGAGCACGCCCTGACGGGCGCGATGATTTGTGACCATCTGAATCCCGACCACGACAAACGCCACCTTGGCCATCTGGTTCGACGGCTCCTTAAACGGTGTCTTGGCGAAGTTGAGACCCGACTGGATCTTGAGCTTCAGGTACTTGGTGTTAAGCATGTAAAGGTCGTCGGACGCGCAATCGCGATCCGGGATGACGGGGGCACCACGAAACGTGATGTCACCTTCAGCGCCGATTCCGTGGTTGGGTCCAGACCGATTGCCACTGGCCACGAAGCGCGTGTAGCCAGTGCCTTCGAAAATCTCTTCATACGAGCCGTACAGCGAGTACGAAGTGATAATCAGATTGGGCTTGTCGTTGCCCTCACTAATGCTGTTCCACAACGTGCCCATGCGCACGGGGCCGTTATAGCGATCAGTGCTCTTCGTCACAAAGGACGTGTACGTCCCGGTCGTGAAATCCAGGCGACCGTTCTCCCACCACGTGTTGGTGGCAGCAGAGATTCCGCCCAGCGTAGTGCCGGACGACTGTGCGCAAATGTCCTGCAAGCCCAGCATAGACTTGCCAGACTGTGAGGACAGCGCCGCCTGGTTCATGGTGTCGAATGAACCCTGCATGGCCTGCGTCGTCTTTGCGGTCAGCAACTTCTCGGAGCCCGCAGCCTTGCGTGACTCCATCTCTTCCGTCATCGAAATGACGATAGGTGTGGCATTGTAGCGCGGTGTGTAGAAAGCCGCCGTGATGCCGTCCATGGCATCGGTGTTCAGCACGTCGTATCCGTCGAACCACTCAGAGCTACCAAGCCCATACATCAAATCCTCTTGGTACTCCTTGCCGCCGGTCTCAACTTCGAGCACGCCGGAGCGACGGAAACGACCGATAGTCGGATAGTTGTCGGAAATGTTATCCGTCAACCTCTTCCGCTTGGCACGCATCGTGAGTGTCCACGCTGCATCCCAGGTTTCGGTGGTCGATACAGCAACCATTTAAACGTCTCCATGTCGTTATTGGAGACCTGACTTATTCGAACCCCAACTTTTGCAGTCCTGCCGCCAACTGGGCGGGAGTCAGCTCTCCATCGTCTGCGTTGTCCGCGCCCACGACCCCTTGCAGGGCTGTGCGCGAAGAGGCGTCAGACCGGACTTGCCGCTCGGTGGCTGCCAATTCCTGAGATTTTGCCGCTGCTTTACCGGAAGCCAGCTCAAAGGCTTCTTTGACGGTATACGCAGAACGAGTCGCGGGATTCTCCACACTGATGAGTGCCTTAATCTGCGGGGCATACGAATCGAGTTCCGTTCCGTACGCTTCGCGGGCCTCAACTACTTGTGTGTTTAAACCCTGTGACTGACTCTGCACGTGACTTTGCGCCATAACACTTACGGCTTCCCGCAGCTGTTGAAGCTCACTTTGGGTGGCTTCGTGCTGCGATCCGCTCACGGCTTTGATAATGTCGGATACGACATCGACCGCGCCCGCGTCTTCACCCAGCCTGCGACGAAGATCCTCTAAGGGGTCCGCTGCTTGCTGAGCTGGAGTTGCCTGTGTGTTCTGCTGCTGGGCTGCCTGTCCCTGCAAGTGTTCCAGGTTACGTCGCATTTCTGCGAGTTCCTGGGTCTTGCGGGTGTAGTCGCCCTGTAAATCACGCTCTCGTCCTTTGGCCCATTCCTGGGCTTTCTGGTACTCTGGCGGTAGTGATTCAGGATCTGCAGTGCCGAAATCGACAGTGCTCGGGTTGAAGTCGGTGGTTCCTTCGTCAGACGACGTGGAGGTCGTTTCCGGTGCTTCCTGTCCGTTGGCTGGCACATCAAGGTCTGCGCCAAGATCAAACCCAGCGTCGGAGTCGGTATCGACGGTTCCAGTGGAATCCGCTTCTACTTCTGCCATTGTTTTTTTCCTACTCGTTTAAACTGCGCAGGTCATCTACCCACACAGTGTTGGAAGCCTCGGGTGCTTTGGGTTGAGGTCTCCAGTGGTTGCGCGAACCTCCTACGGGGTCCGCGCCTTCTATTACGCCCATTTCGCGCATTAGCTGCTGCTTATGGCCGTAGTCTTGCACCACACATCCCAACCCTTCCTCGTATTTGCCATACATGGATGACTTGGATGGATGGATAAAATTGCGGCGCTGGCTGATGATCTTCTCCGCTGCATGGCCGCACGCGCACGCGATTGTGGTCGTAACGGCCAGTCTCGACGCAAAGAACACATCTTCAGTTACAGCACCGCATTTGCCACAGGCGTAGTCCACCAGTGTGGGGTGAGCGCCGCCTTTCATGTTCACCTTGTAAGCCATCAGTTCTGATCCGGGTTGACGTTGACTTTTTGGCCGATGGTCTGCGCAGAGCTGCGCACGGCTGAATCCACAGCGCCAGTGGCGGCCTGCACGGCTGCCAGCGGTGAACCACCGTTGCCGCCAGGAGCTGCCGCGCCCGTTCCCTGCGCGGGCCGCAAGCCCTGCGCCTTGGATTGCAGCGCTTCCTCGTGCTGCTGCATGTGTAGTTGGACGAACTGCGCCACGATCTGCTGGAGATGTGGAGGCAACTGTGTAAACTGCGGGCCACCGATGATTTGTCCGTGCTGCTCCAAATGCACCCGGTGATTTTCGTCGGGGTGGACCTGCAGCGGCTGGCCGCCGCTTAGCTGATTCATCTGCAACATGGCGGTGTTTTCCAGCTGTGCAGCTCGCACAGCATCTGCGTGCACGCGGTCGCCCAAGAACCTCTCGACGTTGGGCACCCGGAAAGCCTGCAATAGGAGCTTTAGCGATTCCTGGCGTGGCACTTCGGGGATCTGCACCAAGTAGTTGAACAGGGCCAGCGCATCGTCACGCTCGAGCTGGTCGTACAACGGCTTCATCGACCCGGCCTCGATGTCTACGCGGAATCGGGCTTTGAGCATG